CATCTTGAAACTTCAACATAAACATGCCTCCTTTCATTATTATGTTGGTCTATAATTAGGATAGCATATTTTGTTGAAGTTTTTCTATATTAACTAGCACAACGAGTTAATTTAAGAAATTTATTTTTTTTAACTTGAAAGACAATTTCCGAAATAACTTAACTTAACAGAAAATTATTTTATCTTAATGACATTGGCTTAACGATCGCTGTCTTTTTTATTATACCACTTGACTTTTGCCCGACAAAAGTATATAATAAATTATAGTTAGAGGGGCAAGCCTTTAACGGAAAGGAGAATAAAACAATGGAGGTAATGGAAAACATGGGAATGACAGATTTACAGTTTAAAAGCTGGCTGAAACAGATTATCAGAGGACTTGAAGGTGCAAAAGAGGAAAGCACCAAAGAAGAAACCGATAAAAAGATCGAGGAACTTTTAAAAGACTTAAAAGAAGATTTGCAGGGTTAGCAGAAAAGGCGGGCTTGCCACCGCCCAATCTCCTAAACACATCTTACCATTGATAGGAAGTGATGTAAAGTAGAAAAGAAAAAAATGGGTAGACCGACAGACAATCCCAGACCAAATAAGCTTAGTATTCGTATAAGTGATGAAGATAAGAAAATACTTGAAGATTATTGCGAATATGAGAATGTAAATAGAACAGAAGCGATTAGCCGGGGGATTAAAAAGTTAGCTACTGAAACCGTAAACAAATAGAGAGTTGCCACGCTACCAACGAAAACAACACTCTATCTTAAACAATAAATACAATGTAAGTAATATTAACGGAACATCTGATCTAAACTTTTTGCAGTAGAAATGCAAGTGTCGATTTTTTCTACTTTTAATGTGTTAACATGGAAACAACAGATGCTTTCACGTTAACATTAACAAATATGATCAAAACAAAGAGAGCGCTGTTAGACGGCGTTCTTTTTGTTTTATTTAAAGCGTAAGGAGGTTCGATATGTTGAAATCGTGTCAATATTGTCAAAGGATACATGACAGCAAATATGACTGCCACATGAAACCTGTCAAAAAGAATAATCGGACTGAATACGATCGTTTTCGTTATACATCTGCATGGCAGCAGAAAAGGGAAGAGATAAAGGAACGGGACAGATATTTGTGTCAGATATGTATTCGTAATCTTTATGGCACAACAAGAATGTTTAATAGCAATGATCTAAGCGTGCATCATGCGAACAAACTAAATGATGCATACGAACAGCGACTTGACAATAATAACTTGTTAACGCTATGCGAGAAGCATCACAAGATGGCTGATGATGGAGCGATACCAAAAGCACAAATACTTTCCATCATACATGAACAGAATACATCCCCCGGGGGTTGCTGATGGAAAAATTTTTTAACGCTCCACACCTACGGGGGAGGTTCATACATAAAAAATTCCCAAAATAGGTTTTTAAAAATGATTTAGAGAGGAGGGCGCATATGAGCAGACCGCCAAAACCATTTTCGGTATTGAAGTCGGAAGGTAGATCACACCGTACAAAATCTGAACTTGAGCAGCGTCGCAAAGGAGAGGAAGCACTACTGACAGGTGTGCCGATCAGAGAGCGACCAGAAGTAAAAAACTGTGAAAGAGCACATGCAGAGTTTCAGAAAATAAATAAATTACTAAAAAAAATTGAAAAAAATGATGCCCTTTTTGAAGGGGTTATTAACCGTTATTGTATTCTGGTTTCAGAGTGCGCGGAGTTTGAAGAGAAGCGAGAACGGTTCTATGCGCGGATGATAAAATTCGAACAGATGGAAGATCAATTTATAGCAAATGAAGATATGACATACAGTGAATTTTACAAGATGCTGGGAGATTTCCAGAGACAGATCGTGAGCATTGATAAGCAGATACAAGTTAAGCGCAGGATGCTTATGGACATAGAAAAAGAAAACCTCATGACAATTCAAAGTGGTTTGCGGAGCATACCGAAGAAAGAAGATAAGGGTGACAGTGACCCTTTGACAGCAGCTTTGAATGGCAGTTAAAGACAGCATCGCTTATCAATATGCGGAATGGTGTCTTGAGGAAGGGAATTTCTATGTAGGAAAATACATTAAGTTACAGGCGGCAGTATGGGTGAAAATAGTGGATGGCAGTGATGACGAAGCATACATTGATGAAAAAATGTATGAGAAAATGCAGAAAATCCTATCTCTGATGGTTCATCCAGATCTGCATCAGCCTATGACAGAGGGGCTAGAACCATATGCGCAGTTTCTCATTACAGCGGTATTCTGTACGAAACTAAAAAATGATGAGGGTAAAGATATTCGATACTACGAGAATGCATTGCTTGAGATAGGGCGTAAAAATTTCAAAACTTTTGCCTGTGCAGTAATTTTTATATTGTTGATGCTAACAGAGCCTAATTTTTCAAGATTTTTTTCTGTAGCACCCGATTTGAAACTATCATCTGAGTTAAAAGGCGCTTTTCGAAAAATTGTTAAAAGCAGTCCGGCATTGGTTAAGCATTTTAAGATTCTAGGAACACAAATAAACTGTCATATAACAGATAGTGAATATATACCGCTTGCTTACAGTAATGATGGTATGGATGGTAAACTTGCTAACGCCTTCCTTGCAGATGAAGCAGGCGCGCTTGATGATTATCCAGTTGAAGCAATGCGATCTTCCCAGATTACTTTATTTAATAAGCTGGGTATGATTATCAGTACGCAGTACCCAAACGATGACAATGTATTTATAGACGAGGTTGACAACATTAAAAAGATGCTTGACGGGCTGCATGATGATAGAAGAAATTTCAGTTTGCTCTATGAGCCGGATGAGGAACTTATACAAGGTGATGCGTGGAAAACAGAAGATAAGATTCTTTATCAGGCGAACCCTGTAGCGGTCAGTTATGAGTATATTTTTGAAAATCTAAAAAAGAAGCGCAGGAAGGCGATATTGTATCCCAACAAGCGTGAAAATTTCCTGTGCAAGCATTGTAATATCCGCTACAAAGGATTAGGGGTAGAGTCCTACATTGAGATTACAAGTGTATTGAAGTGTCGGATTCCTGTCAATAAAGACTTTTGGCGTGGTAAAAAGGTATATATTGGTTTGGATTTATCTATGACAGAAGATAATACAGCAGTTGCGATGTCAACAACAATAGATGGATACATTTACACAAAGGTTTGGGGATTTATTCCGGGAGATAAGAAAGATGAAAAGAGCGAAAAAGAACATGTTGACTATGACAAGCTCATAAAGCAGGGTGTATGTTTTGAAAGCGATGGAGAAGTAATTGATTATGGAGATGTAGAAAGACATATATTAGGGCTGGAAAATGAGTATGGCGTTGAAATAGTGCAGGTTGGATATGATCCGCATAATGCGTTGAGCACGGTTCAGAAACTTGAGGCAGCAGGTTATGAGTGTGTACAGATAAAACAGCATTCAATGGTGCTGCATATGCCGACAAAACTTTTAAAAGAGGCAGTATTGGGACATAAATTTTTCTATGAGGAAAATCGTCTATTGGAAATTAATTTTGAGAATGCCCGATGTGTTTTTGACACAAATATGAACCGCTATGTAAACAAAAAGAAAAGCATAGGCAAGGTAGACATGGTTGTTGCATTAATTCTTTCGATTTATCTTTGCCAGCAATATATTTTACATGGCAATTCGTTTGTTGTTCAAGTAATTTGAGGAGGAACTATGTTTGGATTCAAAAAGAAAAAGGATTATGAGGAGCGAGCAGACACAAAGGTGTCAGAATCTGTCACGCCGGACGTATCGGCAGATTTGATCAAGGCACTGTTAGGCAGCGAAACAATTACAAGGGAGCAGGCACTGGAAATACCAAGTATAGGTGGAGCTATTAAGCTGATATCAGGGGTGGTTTCCTGTATTCCAATTAAGCTGTACATGCAGGACGGGGACGAAGTACAAGAAATCAAGAATGATGACAGGCTGTCATTATTGAATCATGACACGCAGGACACAATGACTTCGACGCAGTTTTGGCGTGCAATGCTGGAAGATTATTATGTCGGCAAAGGAGCATATGCATATATCAACCGCAGTTTTACACAGATTAGGAGCCTGCATTATGTTGAGAATAGCTATATCGGCTATATGAAGAGCACAGACCCGATTTTTAAAGATTATAAGATCACAGTTAATGGAATCGAAAAAGAACCCTTTGAATTTTTTAAGATTCTGCGTAATACCAAGGATGGGATGACCGGAACGCCATTGCAGGAGGAGAACAAGATCCAGTTTTCCATCGCACACCATACAATGGGGTATGAAAATACGCTTGTAAAAAAGGGAGGCAATAAAAAAGGATTTTTGACATCAGATTCACAATTAACAAAAGAATCTTCTGATTTATTGAAGGAAGCATTTTGGAATATGTATAGCAACAATACGGAAAATATAGTTGTTCTGAACAAAGGTATGGATTTCAAAGAATCGTCTAACAGTTGTGTGGAAATGCAGTTGAATGAAAATAAAGAAACAAACTCAACGGAGCTTTCCATGTTGCTAAATGTACCAAATGCTATGCTGCGCGGCAACGCAACGCAACAAGATAAAGATAATTTTGTGGATTACTGTATTGTTCCGCTGCTAAATGACATTGAGGCAAGTCTTGACAGAGATCTGCTGACAGAGGATGAGAAGTCTATTGGTATGTTTTTTGCTTTTGATACCAAGGAACTAACACGAGGAAATATTCTTGACCGATACAGAGCATATGAGCTGGCATACAAAAATAATTTCATGCAGGTAGATGAGATCAGAGAGAAGGAAGATCTGCCAGCTCTTGGCTTTAATTTCATAAAACTAGGATTGGACAGTGTGTTATATAATCCGGCAACAAAAGAAATGTATGTTGCCAATACAGATAAAACAGCAAAGATGGATGATTTGAAGAGAGGAGGTAAAAAAGAGGATGAGAGTGGAATTGAGGGCTGATGGTGTGCTGCATCTGTCTGGATACGTCAATGTGACAGGCAAAATGAGCAGACCAGTAATTACCGGAAAGGGGCAAAAAGTTATTGAAGTCATAGAAGAGCAGGCATTTACAAAGGCGCTTGCACGGGCAAAAAATATCACGATGACCAAAGATCATGATTCCGGGACAGTTCTTTGCGAGACACGGGCTGGCACGCTACGGCTGAAAGAAGATGCTATTGGTCTGCATGTGGATTCTGACATTCAAGATGAACAGACTATAAGCGAGGCAAGGGCAGGCAAGCTGAAAGGGTGGAGCTTTGGCATGTGCAATATTGTGGACACTATTGAAGAACGCGCAGACAAGCTTCCGCTTCGGACAGTCAAGGATTTTGATCTGGATCACATCACGTTGGTGGTGAACAAGACACCTGTTTACGCTGCAACAAACATTGAAATGCGTGCAGATGACAAGACCTGTGAACTGGAATGCCGCGCTGGAACGGATGATGCAATAGAAACTGTCGGCATGGACAATACAGATGCACATAACAGTACATATCGTGAACGGTATGAAAAGCTGAAACAGGGAAGATAGGAGGTTTTTATTTATGAAATTTAAGAAGCTGAAAGAGAAAAGACTACTTTTGCAGTCGGAGATGGAGAAGCTTATCAGCGTCGCCGACAATGAAAACAGGGCGTTGTATGATGAGGAATCAAAGCGTTTTGACGAGATCGAGAAAGAAATTCAGGATATTGACAAGACGATTGCAACAGAAGAGCGTGCACGTAAATTGGCAGTTGTGGATGATAAAAATACAGCCCATGATGATAAGAACATAGAGCAGAGGGCAGAAGAAAAGGCAAAAGCAGAGGAGCGGGCATTTGCAAACTACATTCGCGGCATTATGGAGGATAGAGCAGGCGAAACTGGGGAATCTGGTACAGCAGCGACTATGAAGGTAACAGATAATGGTGCGGTGATTCCGCAGTCGATCGCAAATAAAATCATTGAAAAGGTTGTGGATATTTCACCGATTTTCAGGGATTCAGAGCATTATAATGTGGGTGGGATGCTGAGTATTCCATATTATGATGATTCTACAGGCGATATTACGATGGAATACTGCGATGAATTTACGGACGGGAAATCCAGCTCTGGGCAGTTCAAGAGTATTTCGTTAAATGGATTTTTGGCAAGAGCGATCACGGAAGTGTCTAAGAGTCTTATTAACAACAGCCAGTTCAATATTACAAATTATGTTGTTAAGAAGATGGCGCAGAATATTGCCCGTTTCATTGAAAGAGAGTTATTGTTTGGAACAGAAGGTAAAGTGGACGGACTAAGTGGTGTGAAACAAGTGATTGAGGCAGGCAGCACAACGGCAGTAACAGCGGATGAAATTATAGATCTTCAAGAGGAAGTACCGGATGCGTATCAGGCAAATGCCTACTTTATTATGAACAAGAGTACAAGAAAGTTCTTGCGAAAACTTAAAGATGGTGACGGGAACTATTTACTTAACAAGGATGCTACAAGCCGCTGGGGTTATACATTGTTTGGAAAAGATGTATATTGTTCTGACAACATGCCCGGCATGACAGCGGGGAAGATCGCAGTTTATTATGGCGATTATACAGGGCTCGCAGTAAAAGTATCAGAAAACATTAATATTGAAATTCTGCGGGAAACGGGCGCAAGAAGGCACATTATTGAAATATTAGGTTTTGTTGAATTTGATGCAAAGGTACAGAATGCACAGATGATTGCAGCATTGAAGATGAAAACAGCCTGATGGAAGTGCCTATGAATGTAAACGAGATAACAATAGAGCATGTGGCGGAATTTTTGCGTATTGATGAACAATGCGAAGTAGAGAAGCTGCCACCGATTCTTGCGGCGGCAAAAGCGTATATTACCAGCTATACGGGGATTCCGGCAGCAGAACTTGTTGACTATGAAGAATTTTATATTGTTGTGATGGTACTGTGTCAAGATATGTATGACAATCGTTCCTATTATGTTGAACGAAACTATGAAAATAAAACGGTTTCTACGATTCTTGATATGCACAGACGCAATTTAGTGTAGGAGGATTACGATGTATGTTAATCCCGGAGAACTGAACAAGAGGATAGAAATAATTACCATAGGTGAAAAAGACAGCGATGGTTTCCGAACGGGAAAACCGAATGTAATAACAAAGCCTTGGGCGAAATATTCGAGGAAAACTAGTGAAAAGGAATCAGGTGGTGCAGGTGCTGCATCTGTTACAAGTTCAACGGTCCGTTTTCTGATCAGGTATACAAGTATTAGTCTAAATACGAATATGAAAGTTAGATACAACGGTAGATATTATGATATTCAGGATGTGAACGATGTTCAGGACAGGCACGAATATATAGAAATAATATGCAAGGAGGGGCGCTATGAACCTAAATCCGATATTTGAAGCAATGCCGGAAGAACTTGGTTACCCTGTAGAACAGGACATGTATCAGGGGGATGAAAATATTTATGGGATATATTGTTATACGGATGAAAGAGGTGAAATATTTGGAAACAATAAACCGTTAATAGATAAGGTTTATATGCGGTTCCAGCTTTACACGCCGCAGAATTATAACTATATGGGACTGAAACATAACACAAGAGATTATCTGGAAAGTAAGGGGGTTCGGATAACCAGTATAAGGACATGGCTTGAATCGGCTCTGGACAATGAGGCGGAAAAAATAAGATGTACAGCAATGGACATGGAATGTATAGGTGCGCATTAGACAGATATGGAAGGGAATACAGGAGGTATGGCAGGATTTCTGGTATATGACGAAACACCATTAGATGAAATATTTAATCTGGATTTTGATGAAATTGCACAAGCAGCGCTTAACGAAGCCGCACCGATACTGGAAAACAGTATGAAGGCAGCCGTAAGCCAGGTTATTGAGCATGAGGGAGATTCCGAACTCGTGAAATCAATTAAAGCAGACAAACCCAAAAAAACAAAAAATGGTGCATGGATTGCAACTGTTACTCCGAAGGGCTATTCGAAGTATAAAGTATACCATGCAAAAAAGAGCGGACGGAAATACAAGGTAAGCAATGCTTTAAAGGCAATATGGAAGGAATACGGTGTGGCGGGCAGACAGCCGCCCCGTCCTTTTCTTACAAAAGCGGCAAATGATGCAAAGGATGCAGTATATGACGTGATGCAGAAAAATTTTGACAGTAAGGCAGGAATGAAATAATTTAGTAGGATCGGAGGACATAGAAATGGCATTTGTAGGTTTTTTAAATCCATATATAGCGTTATTGGCAGATGAGGAGGAAATGATATATACGGATTTTTTCATGTGTGGTGAGGCTATACGCGTTAATGTTAATCCAAACTATAACGAAGCAAAATTATATAGCAATAACAGATTAAAAGAGTACGTCAAGGTATTTAAAGACGGTAATATATCCCTTGGCACAGATCATTTACCTGTTGAAGCATCTAAGGTGTGTTTTGGGCATGATGTAATAGATAATGACAGCGAGATAGTTTATAAGACAAATGATGCGGCAAACTATGTTGGCGTAGGATTTTTTGCTGATGAAATACGTGACGGTCGGATAAGATATGTTGCCACAGTATTATATAAGGTTAAATTTGGAGAGGCTGCTGATGAATATTCTACTAAGGGCGAAAACATTGAATTTAAGACTCCAAGTATTGAGGGTGTTATTGCCGGCGTAAAAAACAATGAGTGGAAAAGAGTCAAAATATTTGATACAGAATCTGATGCAGATAAGTGGCTGCGCGGCATTTTAGGAGGGAAAGCAGGGTCAGAAAATGCACCAGGGGGAACGACTTCCACTGCGGCGTATAAGACGGTGGCTGTTGACAAATAAAAAGCTGAATGGCAGGGGGTAAAAATATGTATGAACATATGGAATATGTCACGCTTGGAGGGAAAGAATATCCCATTAGATGCGACATAGATGTATTAATTGAAATACAAGAGCAGTTTGATGGTCTGAATAATTTTGAGATGCTGCTTGCTGGATTCAGAATCGTAAAAAATCAGGACGGAAGCGCCGTGCTGGATAAAGATGGGATGCCGACTCTTGAAGTGACAGAACCGTCAGTGAGGGCTGTCCGCGGAGCGCTGCCGTATATGCTGAAAGAAGCTGCATTGCTGCTGAAAGATACAGATTCGGTAGATTTGTCAGAAACCGATGATGCAGTCAAAAATGTGCAGTTTAATCTGGTCCGCACGGCTGCGGCAATGCACCGGGAATTCAGCAGGTGTTTTGAACGAAAAAACGTGTCGTCCGCCGGGAATCAGGAGGAGAGTCAAGAGTAGATTTCTGGCGGATTATTGCACAGGCGTTACATATGGGGCTGAGCAGGCGGGAAATCGGTCTGATGCGGCCGGGGGACTACATGGACTTGTTTGATGCATACAAAGAAATACACAACATGGAAGTAAAGAGAATGTTGTATGTGATTCCAGATAATCTGGACAAGCCTGTAAGTATGCTGGATTTGTAGGAGGCGTGTATGGCAGAAAGGAAAATTGGCGGAAAACTTGTCATTGATGGCGAAGCTGAATTCCGGGCAAATTTAGCGAGTGCAAAAACAGCGCTCAGCGCAGTACAGAGTGAATTAAAACTTGTTACTGCAAAGTTTAAAAATAATGCAGATTCTCTGGAAGCACTGAATGCAAGGCAGCAGGTATATATAAAATTACAGGCAGAGCAGAAAAACAAAGCGTCTCTGCTCGCCGAAATGCAGGAGAAAGTAATAAAAAAGCTTGATGCTGAAAAAAGTACGCTCGCCGATCTCGTACAGAAAAGAGAGCGGCTGAGCAGTGAACTTGAAAGCGCAAAGGCTGTATATGGTGAGAACAGCGAGGAAGCAAAAAAACTTGCTGATGAGCTCGATGCTGTCAATGAACAGTATGAAATGCAGGAGAGGGTTGTACGAAAGACGGGTGACCGCGTTAATACATACCAGAGGGATATCAATAATGTACAGATAGAGCTGGAAGAGCTTAACGCCGAGATTGCAGAAAATGAAAGACGTTTAGATGATGCAGGGGCATCAGCAGAAAGCATTACGGATGCAGTAGAAGATTATTCCCATGCTGTTGACGAGTGCGCAGACACAGTTGATGAAACTACGGATGCAGTAAGTGAGTTTGGTGATGAGATTCAGAATTCCGCAGATAAGACATCAGTGTTTGGGGACGTCCTCAAAGCGGAACTTTTATCTTCTGCAATTACGGAAGGCATAAAGAAGCTTGCAGAGGGCATTTACGATATTGCGAAAGCGGCAACTGATACAGGCATGACTTTTGAGGCATCTATGTCACAGGTAGCTGCTACAATGGGAATTACGACATCAGAGATTGCAACAGGCAGTGAAGCATATGAGACGCTGAATGCTGCCGCGCAGGAATGCGGAAAATCCACAATGTTTTCAGCATCACAGGCTGCGGAGGCGTTAAACTATCTCGTGCTTGCGGGATATGACGCCGAAAAGGCAGCAGCGACCCTTCCACAGGTTCTAAATCTTGCGGCAGCAGGAGGATTAGACCTGCAGTATGCGGCAGATTTAGTCACAGATTCCATGGCTGCGATGGGGATGGAAACATATCAGCTGAATAATTATATAGACCAGATGGCGAAAACATCCCAGAAATCAAACACAAGTGTTGCGCAGTTAGGTGAAGCTACACTTGTTTGTGCTGGTACAGTATCATTGACGGGGCAATCTCTTAAAACCATGAATACAGCACTGGGCGTGATGGCAAACAATGGCATTAAAAGCGCAGAAGGCGGGACACATTTACGGAATATATTGTTGTCGCTTTCTGCTCCCACAGATACTGCATCTGTAGCAATGCAAGAGCTTGGTCTAAGGGTTTCTGATTCTAGTGGAAATATGCGTGATCTGAATGCCATACTGATTGACATGAATAAGCAGATGTCAGGTATGTCTACCGTGCAGAAAACACAGATGATAAGCAAGATCTTTAATAAGACGGACATAGCGGCTGTAAATTCCCTGTTAAAAAGCACTAATGGAGAATGGGATGCGCTTTATGAAAATATTTCTGATTGCAATGGTGCTGCACAGGATATGGCGGATACTTTAAATGACAACTTGAAAGGAAAACTGACAATCCTTGATAGCGCATTGGAAGGGCTTGGCATTTCTGCCTATAATCTGTTCGATGAAAATATGAAGTCTGCGGTTGATGCAGCTACAAATGCCGTCGGAGAGCTCCAGGATGCGGTAGATAATGGTGAATTGGGGGTATCTTTAAGCAGAATGTCAGATGCACTTGGTGAATTTGCTGAAAATGCCATAGGCGCAGCTCAAAATGCGCTTCCGGGACTGATAGATGGGTTTACATGGATACTGGAAAATGGAGATTTGCTTGCAGGACTGATAGGGGGTATCACTACTGCAAAAATAGCATATACAACAGCCACAAAAACAGCTGAGATAGCACAGAAGTTATTTAATATAACAGCGAACGCGAATCCGTATATTATGCTTGCGACAGCGATCGGCGGTGTTATAGGGGCAATTACCCTTTATTCGAAAACAGCGGACAATGAAACATTAAAATTGTCTCGCTCTACGGAGACGCTCATTGATGCATCCAAAAAGCTAAATGATGAAATTGCCACAGCGGGCAGAAAAAGGAACGAAAATAGAGAAAGTATGGATGCGGAGGCGCAGGTATGTAGGGAACTTGTATCAGAACTTGAGGGTCTGCAAAAAAAGACCAGTTTGACAGCGGAGGAGCAGGCAAGGCAGACCGCGATCATCGAGCAATTGAATCAGGTAATGCCCGAGCTGAACCTGCACATAGACGATCAGACGGGCAAATTAAACATGACCACAGAAGCCCTGAAAAAAATGTAGATGCGCAGCTTGAAATGATGCGTGTTGAAGCGGCGCGGGAAGATCTTGCGGACATTGCCAAAGAACAGTATGAGGCAGAAAAAAAGCTCATACAATTGAGAGCGGACCTTGAAGAAGCTACAGAACGTTGTGAAGAAGCCCAACAAAGATATATCGATGAGATGGGGCGGTTCCAGGAAACCGAGGAGGCATGGCAGACAGCTGCTAATGACTGCAATGCTCTTGCGCAGCAGATTGATGAGGCAACAGAATCATTTGAAGAATTAGGACAGGAATATAATAGTGTAAGCGAATATATATCCAGAGTAGATGCCATACAATCTGCAGCAACTGCCATTAAAAAGATTGGGGATGCTGCACTGGGGACAGGCAGTTGTATAGAAACAATGTCCGATGAAGCTATAGCGGCTTACAACGAAATGTGCGAGAGCCTGACAGAAACAGTATCCAAACAGATCAACTTATTTGAAAAATTTAATGGTAAGGCTGAATTATCTACACAGGAACTATTGGACAACATGCAGTCTCAGGTTGATGGTGTGACCATGTGGAGCGAGAATTTACAGGAACTGTCTGGAAGGATGGATGAACTGGAAATTGGAAAAGGGCTGTTGCAACATTTGGCAGATATGGGACCGCAGGGGGCTGGATACGTTGCTACATTCGCGAGTATGACTGACGATGAACTTAAAAAAGCGAGTGAACTCTTTCAGGAATCTCTGCTTCTTCCAAGCGCTGCCGCCGCCAATATAACGGATTCCTATATGACAGCGGGAGTACAGGCATCAGAGGGATATGATGATGGACTTGCGTCGGGAGTTGATGCTATTAAAACAACAGCATCTGCAATAGCTGATATGTCTATAAATGAATTGAATGGAGTGCCTAAGCAAACAGCGGCAATCGGTGGGCGTTACGATGAAGGTTTAATATCTGGAATAAGTGGCAAACAAAACGAAGTGTTAAAAACGGTAGGTCTGCTTACGGCAAAAATAGCCGAAAAAACTAAGTCAGAGATATCGGAGAGCAAATATAAAAAAATAGGCTGGGAAATACCAGAAGGTCTGCTAAAGGGATTAAATGAAGGGCAGGCAAAAGTTATCAGCGGTGTGAACAGCCTGTGTACAACAATGCTGAATACAGCCAGGAAGGCATTGGATATTCATTCGCCGTCCAAAAAATTTGCTTATTTGGGAGAAATGTCAGGAGAAGGGTATATATCAGGCTGGCAGGATTCCATGGCAGGAGTTGATGAAATAATCAATGAATCACTGCCAGACATTGATGGATTATATGATTCTGCAATGGAAAAAGCAAGAGAGCAGATGAATCTGTTTGAAGAATTTGGCAGCAGTACAAAGATTTCCACTGAAGAGATATTGAAGAATATGGAATCCCAAGTAACAGGGGTTACACAGTGGGCAGACAGCCTGAATGAGCTTGCGGCAAGAGGCATAGACCAGGGGCTGCTGCAGCACTTGGCGGATATGGGACCGCAGGGAGCCGCCTATTTAGCAGCTTTTGTAGATATGACAGATGAAGAGTTGCAGAGGGCTAACCAATTATTTGAACAGTCTGGATTGACAGAATCAATAGACAAGGTATACGAAAGCATAAAAGAGAAAGTAAGCGGTCAGATCAGTTTGTTTGAAAAGTTTAATAGCGAGCAGAAATTGTCTACAGAAGAAATGCTGTCAAACATGCAGTCCCAAATCACAGGTGTATCGCAGTGGGCTGATAACATTGCACTCCTTTCTGCGCGGGGGATTAATCAGGGGCTGCTACAGAATCTGGCAGATATGGGACCGCAGGGGGCTGGATATGTTTCTACGTTTGTAGACATGACTGATGAAGAGCTGCAAAGAGCGAACCAGTTATTTGAGCAGTCGCTTGTGCTGCCTGAATCCACGGCGAGACTTGTTTCATCCTCGTATTCAAATGCAGGTACAGATGCGGCAAAAGGATTTGAGGATGGGATACTGTCGGAGGCTGACAGTGTGGATGCGGCAGCGGGGGAAATCGCCCAAGGTGCTCTTGACACAGTAAAAGAAGTTCTCGAGATACATTCCCCATCTAAAAAAATGGAAGGATTAGGAAAATACTACGATGAAGGACTTGGTTCTGGTATTAAATCAGGAAAAAATGTAGTAATCAATGAAGCAAAGCAGCTTGTCACAAAACTCTTGACAGAAACAAAAAAAGGGGTTCCGTTTAACAAATACGAGGCAATAGGAATGAATATCACAGAGGGTCTCCGCAGTGGCATTGAGTCAGGCAGAAGTGGTGTTATAGAATCGATTAAAGATCTTTGTACAGATGCAATTACAGCCGCAAGAAATACATTAGATATTCATTCGCCATCAAGGGCATTTTCGTTCATGGGCGAAATGTCCGGTGAGGGATATATATCTGGATGGCGGGAATCAATGTCAAATATTGATGGTATTATTGCGGATTCTTTGCCTGATACATCAGTAACTGCTAGATCAGGCAACGTGACGGGAATGATGGAAACTATAACAGCTATGTCAGCACGAAATGACAGGGTGGCATCAATTTGCGGGGAAATAGTAAATATTATATCCAGGTATCTTCCACAGATGGCAAATATGCAGGTAGTGACAGATACAGGTGTATTAGCTGGACAATTGGCGCCCAAAATTGACAAGGTATTAGGCGGGATAAGTAATAATAAACGCAGGGGGATGTACGAATGACAGGTGTTCGATTTGGGGATGTGCATAGCGGTAATGATCTGGGGCTGACCCTAAGCAGTATGGAAATAACACCGCCCGAACCTAAAGTATATAGGATTAGTGTTGCTGCGGCTGACGGAGATATTGACATAACAGGTGCAATGACGGATGGCGATGTTAAATATGAACGCAGAATTTTAACATTAGAGTTTGCAATGCTTGGCGACAACAGGGATATACATAGCAAATACAGTGAGGTCATGAATGCCATTCATGGCAGAGAATTTTCGGAAATTGTATTTGATGATGATGGAAATTATTATTATACCGGACGTGTAAGCGCGGTAGCCCTGTCAAACGAACCGTTAAAGGGTACAATAACAGTACAGTGTGTTGTGGACCCGTATAAGTATGACTGGGGCGATGATTGGCTTTGGGACCCATTTAGTTTTGAAACAGGTGTTATAAATGAAATGTGTAATTTACAGGTTAATGGTACTCTTGACGTAACATTTATTGGGCAGAGAAAAAAATATGTTCCGACAATAAATGTTACGTCAGCGATGACAGTACAGTATGCTGGAAAAATCTACAATCTCACACCTGGGAATAACAAAATTTTTGAAATTAAATTTCACCAAGGTGCAAATGCTATGAAATTTCAGGGGCATGGAACGGTAACGATCGAAAACATAGGAGGGTCGCTATAATGTACAGGGTTATTGCATTATTGAACGGCGTTGAACATACGTTAATGGACATACGCGATGAGCGGTACATGCTGGAAGAACCAGTATTGGTAATGCAGATAAACAGCGCAGGTGTGTTTACATTTAATATACATCCAACACACCCGGAAATAAAAAATCTTATACCATTAAAAACAATTATCAAAGTATATAAGACAGACTATAATACCTATCAAAAATGGATGTTTACAGGACGCATAACCAGCAATGAGAGTGATATTTATAATAGCGGACGGGTGGAATGTGAGGGAATCATGGCATATCTGCTAGACAGCATTGTGTACCCATATGAGTATCAGGGAACCCCAGCAAATTACGTGAATCAGCTTATAGATTCCCACAATTCTCAGGTTGATGCAGGAAAACGATTCGTGCTGCGGAAATTGGATTTGTCAGATGTAGATACGAATAATAATATAGTTCGTGCGAATAAGAATTATCCTACATCTATGCAGGAAATGAAAGATAAAGTGATTAAACTGATGAATGCCTATGTTTCAGTGGAAGATGTTAACGGAAAATTTTATTTAGATTGCAGCCAGAGCATAACACATTATAACCAGCAGGATATACGTTTGGGCGAAAATATAATTGATTTGACACAGGTAAAAAATGCTGGGAATGTACGAACTGTAATGATTGGAATTGGGGCAGAGGACAAATATGGAGATCGATTGGAAGTAACAGTCGAAAACCGAGATGCCATAGCGCAATATGGAAGAATTGTAGGGACAATCGAGTTTGATGATGTAACTACAATGAACCAGTTGGAAAAAAAGACTAAAGCATACTTGGATAGCGTTCTTATTGCTGCGCTAACCGTCGAAGTAACTGCAATGGACCTTAGTCTGACCGACTCTGAAATTGAACAAATAGAGCTGGGATACTGTTATGTAGAATCTAAATTTAATAATTTAGACCATGTGCGGATGCTAGTCAGTAAATTAGAAATCCACCTGACGGACCCCGGACAAAATGTATTTACAATCGGCACAACAGCACCCAGTATGATGACAGACATATACCATACTAGCGCAGAAATAGATCGACGAGTAAAGCGAATAGCCAGCAGTATAAGCCCACGGATACAATATGCTGTAGAAAATGCCACGCAGTTAATTACAGGGGCACAGGGCGGATATGTAATTTTAGACTGCGGAGAAAATGCAGACGGGCATCCAGAACAGATATTGATAATGGATGCCCCAGATAAGAATTATGCTGTAAATGTAATACGCATAAACAAAAATGGCATCGGTTTTTCTACTACCGGGTATAATGGACCGTATGCTAATGCATGGACGATCGACGGCAATCTGGTGGCAGATTTTATCACGACTGGGACGATGTTTGCTGATCGAATCCGCGGCGGAACACTTGAGGTAGGCGGCGAAAAAGACGGTATTATACGGGTTTTAGATCAGCAGGGAAATACATTAGTGCTAATAGACAAAGAAGGGATAATTGTCTACAGGGGAAGCATCCGTGGGTCTACAATAACGGTCGGTGGCAGCAGTAACAGCGACGGGAAAATAACCGTGCTGGATAGCTCTGGCAGAACTGTAGCGACAATTGACAAAGAGGGC